CTGCAGGTGTTCAGAAAATTGGTTCAATCAATAATCGATACACTGTATACAAAAACCCATATATGTTAGAGAATGTAATCCTTATGGGATTCCGTGGAGCACAGTTCCTTGAAACAGGTGCTGTATTTAGCCCATACATTCCTCTAATCATGACTCCATTAGTATACGATCCAGTTAACTTCACTCCACGTAAAGGTGTCATGACACGTTACGCGAAGAAAGTAGTTCGTCCGGAATTCTACGGAAAAGTATACGTTCATGGTTTGAACACTCTTTAATAGTTAGTTAATTTATTTGATTAACAATTTAACGAATTAAAGAATTAAAGGGGCGGCCGAGGGTCGCCCTTTTTTTGTGTTCAATATTTATATTAAAGGAACGATATATGGCAGTACCTTATAACAAATATTCAATGCAAGTTATAATTCGATATGATGGTCGATTGGTTGATGTATTAGATCGTATTCGGGCAGTTAGTTTGGTATTAATGGTGCATATTGAACAAGATCTAGGACCAGATAAAGAATTAGTAACTGTCAAAGTAATGACACCACATTCACCAAAACAAACGTTTCAAGCATTACGTCAGGCTTGTTTAGGAAAAATAGAAACACTTAAAGATATGACGTTACGAGAAACAACACTTACAAAATTATTTTAAGTTTTAAACTAAGGTTATTATGGCAACATCAAACAAGGAGAAAACTCCACCAAAAACTGACATTAAATTTTCAATAACATTATCAGAAGAACAAAAACTTGCAAAAGCTAAAATTATAGAAACACCGTTTAATTTTATTTTAGGTAAAGCCGGTTCCGGAAAAACATTGTTAGCAGTTCAAATTGCATTAGATATGTTTTTTAAACGACAAATAAACAAAATTATTATAACAAGACCTACGGTATCTAATGAAGATAATGGATTTTTACCAGGATCATTAAATGAAAAAATGGAACCATGGCTTGTACCAATTCGTAGCAATATGCGTAAGGTTTATAATAAACCAGAAATATTAGACAAAATGGAAAAAGAAGAAAATATTGAATTGGTTTCTTTAGCACACTTTCGCGGCCGTACTTTTGATCATGCAATTTGCATTGTAGATGAATTTCAAAATTTAACAAAACAACAATTACAAATGGTTTTATCTAGACTAGGAAAAGAAAGCATTATGATATTAACTGGCGATCGTTATCAAATCGATTTAAAATTTAATAATGACTCTGCAGTGCATGAAGTTCCTAAATTAAAACCATCAAAATATGTCAATGAAATTATTTTAACAGATAATCATCGACACCAAGCATTAGAGGAAATTTTAAATCTTCTAAATGAAAAATACTGATATTTATTAATAAAGGAACAGTATCATGGATTACAGTGTTAATAGACCGATATGGCAAGGTTCAGCTACATTTGTTTCTGGGTCATCTACACCATTTGGATTTTTTGATTCTGATTCTTTATTTCAAGCTCACGCAGTAAAATTTGCAAAATTTGCAGCAAATACGCTAGGATATCCTATTATGGATGTTGAGTTAGAACCTATAAACTTTTTTACTGCGTTTGAATCAGCAGTAATTGAATATTCTAATCAAGTTAATCAAATTAATATTGTTAACAATTTAATTAATACATTGGGCGTACAAACTGCATCAAACTATTTAACTACGGGAACATTGACTGATGTAAATATTGGAAAAACATTAGGTTATGTTACTAAGATATCTAAAACATATGGCGATGAAGCAGATAGCGGGGGTGATATTGAATGGCGACGAATGGCTATTAATATTATTCCAGGACAGCAAACGTATAGTATCAGACAAGCTGTTTCAGAATCTTTAGGAATTGTTTTAACAAATACCAGTTCAGTTGAAATAAAACGAGTATTACATAATCCACCTCCAGCAATTGTTCGATATTTTGATCCATTTGTCGGCACCGGATTAGGTTCACAGCAATTGTTAGATGCATTTGATTTTGGTGGATTTTCACCATCAGTATCATTTATGATGATGCCTATACACGCAGACTTACTGAGATTACAAGCTATTGAATTCAATGATATGGTTAGAAAATCTCATTTTACTTTTGAAATACATGGAGATGATATTAAATTTTGGCCTGTTCCATCATATCCGTCTGGTTCAGTACCTGCATCATCTATCTATTATAATAAAGTATGGGTAGATTTTATATTTCAAGAAGAAAAACAAAAGAATGCTATATTATTTGGTAATTCCGCACTTCTAACAGGTGTTGTAAGCGATTCGTCTAATATACCATATACATTTCAAAAGTACGGCAATCTTAATGATATGGCCCGTTCTTGGATATTTAGATACGGTCTTGCTCTTGTCAAGGAAATGTTAGGATACGTCCGTAATAAATATTCATCAGTTCCGATTCCAAATGCAGAAGTAACACTTAACGGATCTGAGTTAGTGTCTCAAGGACAATCAGAAAAAGAATCATTGATTACCCAGTTACGAGAATTTTTAGATAAAATGACGCGAGAACAAATGTTAACACGTCAAAATGCCGAAGCTACTCAAATGAATGAAATTTTAGGCAAGGTACCATTAAAAATTTACGTAGGATAGGAGTAATAATATGGCATTATTTGGTGGAATTCGAGATGCTAAATTTATTGCATCAATTAATCACGAACTAATCAATTCGGTAGTTGATACTGAAATTGAATTTTTTAAAATGATTGTAGATAAGATTGAATCTAATATATATGGTGAATCTGATTCAAAATTTTATTATGATTCAATATTAATTCCATGTTTAGTAGCTAAAGATGTAGAGAAAGCACATCAAATGGATGATTACGGACATACATATACCAGGTCTGCTAAATTCAATATCACTAGAGACATACTAGAAAAAGCCGGATTTTATCCAGAAACAGGTGATATTATACTTTGGGATAATGAATACTATGAAATTGATGGTGTAACAAAAAGTCAATACTTTGTAGGAAAAAATCCAGACACCTGGCCAAATGGTGATCAACATGGTTATAGTGTATCTGTGATATGTGATGCCCATGTAACGCGTCAAACTACATTTAACATTAAAAACTTACGTCGTGGAGGCGATAATAATTTTTCATATACCGGAACTAAATAATGCCTAGATTTAATAAGCAAAATATTGACAGAAAAACCAATGTTCCTAATCCGAAAAAAACGGAAGGATTAACTGATGATCTGTTATTAAATCGAGCACAACAAGTACGTAGAGACGATGATATTATAAAAAGTCCGCAAAGAACTTTGTATGATATTGACTTTGCAATTAAATGGTATATAGACAATGAAATACAACCGCAAGTAACTGCAAATGGAGAATTAGTATCAGTTCCTGCTATTTATGCCAACGGAGAAAAATGGGATAATGTACGTAGATTGGGATATCTTCGTGATGAAAAAGGTAAGTTACAATCTCCATTAATAATGTTAAAAAGAAACGGCGCAGCAGAACGTGATAATTTACGTACTTTAGATGTTAATCGGCAATACCACGGAAACCAATTTATATATAAAAATAAGTATAATTCACGTAACCGGTATGAAGATGAATATTTTCCAATACCAAATACCCAACCCGTTAATTCAGAAACAGTGTATATAATCGATATGCCAAAATATGTTACAGTTGATTATGAAATGATGCTGTGGTGTGATTTTACTTCGCAATTAAATGATCTTGTTGATCAAATATTACCATATGGTAGATTTTTATGGGGAAATGAGGGAAACAAATTTGCTACAAATATTGGACAAGTTAGTTTTGAAACGGTTAATACAATTGGTGAAGATCGATTAGTTAGGGCAACAATGCCACTAACGGTTATGGGAACATTGCTGTCAGAACAAGAAGCTCGTATATCCACTATCAGGAAAATGTATTCTGTTAAAAAAATAAAATATGACGCAGTTTTAGATCTAGATAATAATATATTTGCATCTACCACCATACCGATTGCATTAATGCAAGTATCACAACAAATATTCAGCGGCGGTACTATACAAGTTTCCGGCGGAGGTTCTACTACTACAATAGATACTGCAACACTGCAATACATATTATCGATGCAAGATAAAACAGCTACATATTCATCAGCAACAACCGTTACGGTAAATGCGTATGCAGCAATTAATCCATCTAATTTATCTGTAGCTACAAAAAATGAATTTGATTTGTATATCAATGGTCAATACATTGATAAAGCAGTGTATACGTGGACACCATCAGACATAGCAATACAGACTATTATATTCGATACTGCCACATTAGGATACACCATAGATCCTAGTGACGTGATAATTATAAACGGGAGATGGCAGTAATGGCAAGACAGTTTAGGCCCGGACAATTACAGACAGGATCATTATATAATATTTCATCAAGTTATGCGATTACCGCATCATATGTTTCTAATGCCGGAACTTCTGTTAATACTGGATCTTTTGTTACTACGAGTTCATTTAATGCATTTACGGCATCATACACAACCGGGTCCTTCACTGGGTCTTTTGCTGGCACATTTACTGGTACTGCATCTTATGCAACCCAAGCATTAAGCGCTTCATATGCATCAACTGCTTCATATGTTGTAACAGCTCAAACTGCTAGTTATGTATTAAACGCCGTATCTAGTTCATTTGCCACAACAGCATCATATTACAACGAAACAGATCCTATCTTTGTTGCAAAATCTGGATCATTTGCTACGACTGGTTCAAATACTTTTATTGGTACACAAACAATAACAGGAAGTAACGGTAGATTGATTTATAGAGGAACTACTCCCGGAGTATATCCTGAAAACACCCTAGCAGAAATACACGCAAATGATGATTATCCATGGCTAGAAAGATTCTATAACGATACATTCTCAACTTCAAGTGCTATAATGGCGTATTTCGGCTGGAGTGATGGTAGATTTGTATTTCATAACGAATCAACTCAAAGTATAGGATTGCAGGTAAATGGATTTGGGGCCGAAAACGGATTACTAGTTTATTCAGATAAAGTTGCTTTTGTTAACAATGTTGAAGTAACTGGTTCATTAAATGTAGTAGGCGGAATAACTGGATCACTATTTGGTACTGCTAGCTATGCTCAGTCAGCATCTCAGGCTACCAATGCAAATACGGCATCTAATATATTAGGCGGGTCAATTAATCATATTCCATACTTTGTAACTAATACAACACTATCTTCAAGTGCAATATATCAATCTGGATCAACTTCTATAATCATCAATCAATCCAATGCAACAACTGCTAATCCAGAAGCATTGTATGTATGGCAACCTAGCACATCATCGATTAATGTTATAAGCGGTAAAGGAAATTTAGACAACTACTTACAACTTAACATACAAAATACTAATCAAGGCATAAGTGCATCATCTGATGTAGTTGCTACGGCAAATAATGGTAATGAAATTACTAACTATATCGATATGGGTATTAATAGTGAAAACTATAATACCGGATTTATTGGAGGTGTTAATGATGCCTATCTATACTCAACAGGAAGACATTTACATATAGGTAATGCGTCAAACTTCCCAGTCCAAATATTTGCTGGTGGTAGTGATGTTGATATACACAATAAATTAGAATTGAATCCTAATAACCAACATCGAATGTCTGGTTCATTAGATGTAAGTGGAAGTATAAAAGCATTTTCATTTACTGGATCGTTACAAGGTACTGCTAGTTATGCAACCGCAGCACTAACAGCATCCCATGCCCTCTATGCAGCAGACTCCAACTTGTTGGATGGAAAAGATAGTAGCATATTTGCAACAACTGGATCTAACACGTTTATTGGCAATCAAACAGTAACAGGCAGTTTGTTTACGTCTGGTTCTAATACATTAATAGGAACAACCCAGTTAACTGGATCATTTAATGTGTCGGGTAGTCAAGCTATAAAAGGATACATAGAGTTTCAGCCAGTAACAACAAACATCAACACCGCACTTTCAGCTTCGTATATTTATGTTTCTGGCTCAACA